GCGGCGGTGGTGGATAGCCGGAACACGTGTAGCAAGTTGAATCATCGAGAGAACACTATGGACATGCAGAACACCTCCGCGCTGCCCGATGTCAACGGGTCGGAACGCACCCTAAAAGAATCGATCCAGGCCCTGGCGGCGATGATCGGGACGCTACAGCGCCGCGAGCACGCATTGGACGATCTGGTCCGGGAGCAGCTGCAGCTTCTGCAGAGCGCCGTCAACAGTGCCGATCAGCGCGTCAACCGCGTCGTGGAAAGCGCACTTCCCCGGCTGACGCAATTGAGCAATCAGGCGCTGACGCAAACGTTGGAGCCGGCGGCCGAGCGATTCAACAAGAAGATGACAACTGCGGAGCAGACGGTCCAGCAGGCGACCCAGCGTTACGCGCACGCACAGCACTCACTGGAAACAACGACAACGCGGCGTATGTGGATCGCATCGATTGCCCTGCTGGTGGCGGGTGTCATCAGCCTGGTCGTGGCCGGCTATGCGCTCTACAGCACAAAAGCGGCTGTCGCGGAAGCCGCCCAGCTCAGGGCGGAAATCACCTTTTTACGTCGTGTTGCTCGTGCCAATCTCGTTACCTGTGGCAAGGACAGGCTCTGCGCCGAGATTGACAAGAAAGGGCCACGCTATGGCGATGGTGGCCAGTATCGCGTGATTGCCTTGCGCCCATCCCCCGCGCAATGAAAACCGAGCCGCTAGGGGCGGCCCGGTCGTCTGATTACAGCGCTGTCAGCCGGTCGCGGGTAACGGTGGCGTACTGATCCGTCATCTCAATCCCGACCGCCTCGAATCCTTCCAGCTGCGCGGCCACCAATGTGGTTCCGCTGCCAGCAAACGGATCGAGCACGCGCCCACCCGCCTCGCAGATCCGCACCAGCTGCCGCATCAATTCGGTCGGCTTGCCGGTCAGGTGATGCTTATCGGCCTTACGCACCGACTCGCGGATGACACCCGGCAACACCGGCGCGCGGCGATCCAGCGGCATGTTGCCCTTGCTGCCCCACACGATTTATTCGGGCTGGTTCCGGAAGCGCCCCAACTGCGGCCGCACGCCTTCGGTCTTGTCCCAGACGGTGATGCCCCGCCAGGTGAAGCCGGCGATCTGCAGCGCGTCGGTGGTCAGCGGTAGCTGACGCCAGTCGGTGAACAGCAGGACCGGCGCGCCGTCCTTGAGCACGCGCGCGCACTCGGACAGCCACAAGTGCATCCATTTCAGGTGCGAGCGTTGGTCGCGCTCGTCGCCAACGAAGTCGGCATGCCCACCATCCCGGCAATACTTTGTCGACGGCGGCCGTGCCCGCGCAGCGGCGGTCAGGCCGCCACTTGCGTACGGCGGATCAGTGATCAGCGCGTCGAACGAATTCGCTTCGAGCGTGGGCAGGATGGTCAGGGCGTCGCCCTGGAGCAGCTGGTTTTTCATGGTGAGAGCCTTCTTGGATTCGCTCGCGGCGATCGGAGGTGAGGCTCTCGGCCTTCAGGTGATTGAGCGTGCCGCAGCGCGGGCACTTGATCTGGATTTCGTCGAAGGCGCCGGCCTTGCACAGCAGGCGGGCGCATTCGCAACAACGGAGATTCTTGAGCATTGCGTGATCTTGCATTGGGAAAGGATTACGCGGCCGCTGGCGGCGCGTATGGGGCGAAGGCGATCACCTCATCGCCCACCCAGTCGTTGATCTTCAACATGCGCGCCTGCAGCGGCTCCAGCTCGTTGGCAGCCCAGACGGCAGCGGCCTCACGGATGGACCCGAAACCGCCAGCGTTCTGCGGCACGATGCCCATGAGTTGCGGCGGGATCCGCAGCGCGGCCAGCATGTCGTCGCGGGTGATGCCCTTGATGCCGCTAAATTCGTCTTTGGCCGCTACTTCGCTGACCGGGATCAGCTTCAAGCCATCCTTGTTGCCGCCTGGCGAGTACAGGAAGAGGTTGCGGAAGTTGCCCGGCCCCTTGGCGCCCTTCATGGCGGTGCGCAGCGCGTCGACGTCTTCCTGGCTCTGCTGCGGGTCAGTCAGGTACAGGATGAAACCCGCATGCGAGCCGTTGTTGTAGTACTTGCGGCGAAAAAGCGTGGCCGATTCGTTGAGCAGCGCGGACTGCATCGCCGGCATCCACTCGGGCAGACCGTAGAGTTCCTGATCGACATCGGCTTCGCGCAGCTGGAAGACGCTGCCCTGCTCGAACACGTGCTCGTCGTGCCAAGTGCGCACTTGGAAGTACTCGCCCTCGCTGATGCCGCGCCGCATGTACTTGGACAACGGCGCAGCCAGCGATAGCGCACCGCCCATGCGGTTGCGGCGGCGCTCAAGGTAGCCATTGCCCAGCGTGATCCAGTCCAGCGACAGCTGCTCGAAGGCCTCGCGCGTCAGCAGCCGGTGCGGCTTGAAGGTGCGCGCCAGCATGTTGCGCTTGAAAATCAGCCCCGACTGCAGAAACGGATTGCTGCGCGTGGTCTTGGACAGGCCATCCAGGCCTACCGGCGGCTCATACCAGCGCCCGTTCTGCCAGCACTCCAGATAGTCCAGCACACCGCGCCCATCGAGCACCGGCGTCGGGTCACCAAAGGTGAACGCCTCGGTGCGTGCGGGCACGGCTGGCGCTGCAGGCGCGGTCGCGGGCAGCTGGTCGGTCAACATCAAGAGATCTCCATGAAGCCGGAATTGCGCGCGGTGCGCCCTTCCAGCGGTCCGTTCTGCAGCGCGTGGAACAGTGCCCACGCCAAATCCGCGTGGCCGGTCTCTTCCGAACGGCCAGCGGTGAAGGTGGATTGCCGGCCGCTGGCCGTCATGGTCTTGCGGATGGCCATCAACGATTGCGCCACGTCGGTCCAGCCAGCGTCGAACTCCAGCCTCTCGTTGTGGATGACGTCGAACGCCTTGAGCACCAGGCGCGTCTTGACCTCCGGCGAGTAGCTGAAGGTGACCAGGTTCGGGAAGAACTGCTTCACCAATTGCGCCACGCCGCTGCCCATGCCGGTGGTGTCGATGCCGATGTAGGTCACCCAGTAGCGGCGCGTGATGCGCTCGATCTCGGCGGCCTGCTTGGCAAAGTCCATGCCCCGGAACTGGATGCGCTCCAGCAGCCGGAACTTGCCGCCGGGCTGCTGCGGTGGCGCCAGCACAACCAGGCCGGCGGTATCGCCGGTCTCGGCCGGGTCGTAGCCGATCCACACCGCGCGATCGCCGTAGGGGCGCAGGGCAAAGGGTTTGTAGTCCTGGCCCCACTCGACCCAGCTGTCGACCATGCACGGCTGCAGCATTGCCAGCGGGAAGATGCTGGCGCCGTCGTCAACGAAGTCGCACATCAGCAGGTTGGCGAACGCGTCCGGGCTGTATTCCTCGCGCAGCTCGTCGATGTCGAACAGGTCGCAGCCACGGCGCTGGGCGTCGAGGATGTTGACGATCTGCCGCCAAGCGCGGTCCTGGCAGCGGCGCCCGCCGGCCAGCGCGTCATGCGACACATCGATCTGGATGCGCTGCGCCGCCGGCTTGCCCTTGTTGCGGCGCTCGCCGGTCCAGAATGTATAGGCCTCGTGGGCCATGCTCGACGGCGTGCTGAAGTAGGTCTTGCGCCACTTTTTGTGCATCGCCATGCCGCTGGCGACCTTCTCCAACTCGTTGAACCCGTAGGTCCAGAAGAACTCGTCGAAGTAGAAATTGCCGTGGTAACCCTGCGCGGTGCGCGCATTGGTGCCCAGGAAGAACAGCTCGGCGCCATTGGGGAACACGATGCTGTCGCCGCCGGAGAGCGTCTCGTCGATCGTCTCGCGCACGAACTGCTGCATGTAGCCGCGGAACAGGTGCGCCTGCGCCTTGGACGCACTGAGGAAGATCTGATTACGCCCGGTGGTGAGCGCATCGATCAGCGCCTCGCGGGCGAAGTAGAACGTGGCGCCGATCTGGCGTGACTTGAGGATGATGCGGGTACGCTCGTTGCCGGCCCGGTACCAGTCACGCTGGTAATCGAAGCAGCCGTCGACGAACGCCGTGGTCAGCTGCTCGATCTGTTCCTCGGTGAAGTCGTTGCGCTTGGGCTTCTTCTTCGGCGCGGCGTTGCGATTGGCAACAGCCGGGTTCAGATCGGCCTCGTTGCCGCCACCTTGGTAGCGCTGGATGCGCGCCTGGCGCTCCAACTGCCGATGCAGCAGATCAATTTCCTTGAAGTCACCGCCGGATTTTTCCGGCTTCATGATCAGCACGACCAGGCGCGCTTCCAGTGCACCACCGATGCGCTCAACGTTATCTGCGCGATCCCACTCGTCACGCGACTTCCAGCTGTGTACAGTCTTCTCGTTCTCGCCGATGGCCTGCGCAATTTCTGTCACGCGCCATCCCATCCAGTACAGGAACTTGGCCTGTCTGCGGGTGTCCATCGGGAGCTGGGTGGCAACGCTTTGCATGCCGACCAGGGTGCGGCACACCTCTTATTCCCGACAGTTGAGCAACGCGTAATCACCTTGTTTACACGGTGATTGCGTTGCTGCGCTATGCGTCGCGTTTGACCATGAGTCATCGCAAACGCATCCAGCGCAAAGGACACCCATGTCGGCCAAGGCCAAGAAGTTTCGTTCCAACTGGTTCCGCGTGGCCGTCGAAGGCGCCACCACCGATGGCCGCACGATCCAACGCAGCTGGATCGACGACATGGCCGCCACCTACAACCGCGAGACCTACAACGCCCGCATCTGGATCGAGCACATGCGCAGCCTGTTGCCGGATTCACCGTTCCGTGCGTATGGCGATGTCACCGCCGTCAAAGCCGAAGAGGTCGAAATTGATGGCAGCAAGCGCCTGGCGCTGTTCGCCCAGATCGAACCGACCGCCGACCTGATCACCATCAACAAGTCCAAGCAGAAGCTCTACACCAGCATCGAGGTGCAGGAGAAGTTCGCCAACACCGGTAAGGCCTATCTGGTTGGCCTGGCTGTGACCGATTCACCGGCGAGCCTGGGCACCTCGATGCTGACCTTCGCCAGCCAGCACCCGGACGCCAATCCGCTCACCGATCGCAAGCAGTCACCGGGCAATCTGTTCACCGTTGCCGAAGAGACCGCGCTGGAATTCAGTGAGGTCAGCGAAGGCCCGGTCGCCAATCTGCTCAGCCGGATCCGCACCGCGCTCAAGAGCGAGGACGCCACCAGCATCACCGCCGAACAGTTCGCTGACCTCGGCCAGGGCGTCGAAGAGATCGCCGAGCACGTGCGCGGCCAGGACGAACGCTTCAACCGCCTGCAGGCCGAGCACGCCGAGCAGAAGACCAAGCACGAGCAGCTGGCAAACGACCTGGCGCAGCTGCGCGCCTCGCTGTCGCAGCAGCCGGATCCGGCGCAGCCCGCACGCCCGGTGGTCACCGGCAGCGGCGCGGCCGTGCTGACCGACTGCTGATCCCACACCACACACACGCCGCAGCGCCACACCCTTCGGAGCCACCATGCAAAACGCCACCCGCCTGCAGTTCAACCAGTTCGCCGAGCAGATCGCCAAGCTCAACGGCATCACCTCCGCCTTCCACTCCTTCGCTGTCGATCCGACCGTGCAGCAGAAGCTGGAAACGCGCATGCAGGAGTCGAGCGAGTTCCTGTCCAAGATCAACATCATCCCGGTGGATGAACTGTCCGGCCAGAAGGTGGGCATCGGCGTCACCGGCAGCATCGCCAGCCGCACCGATACCGGCGCCGGCAAGACCCGCACCCCGCGCAACGTGGCCGCCCTCGACAAGAACGAGTACCTCGCCAAGAAGACCGACTTCGACACCGCCATTCCGTATGCGCTGCTCGATACCTGGGCCAAGTTCCCCGACTTCCAGGCGCGCCTGCGCGATGCCATCGTCAAGCGTCAGGCACTGGACCGTCTGCAGATCGGCTTCAACGGCACGCATGCGGCCGCCGACACCGACCGCGCCGCATTCCCGCTGCTGGAAGACGTCAACATCGGTTGGCTGCAGCAGTACCGCACCAACGCCGCCCAGCGCGTGCTGGCGAGCGGCAAGACGGCCGGCAAGGTCGTGATCGGCGGTGCCGGTGCCGACTACGGCAACCTCGACGCGTTGGTGTTCGACGTGGTGAGCAACCTTCTGGACCCGTGGCACCGCAAGGATCCGAGCCTGGTCGTGGTGCTGGGCCGCGACCTGATGCACGACAAGTATTTCCCGATGGTCAACAAGGAGCAGCCGGCCAGCGAGAAGATCGCTACCGACCTGATCTTGAGCCAGCGCCGCGTCGGCGGCCTGCCGGTGGCCGAGGTGCCGTACCTGCCGGACGGCGCGTTGATGGTGACCTCGCTGGCAAACCTGTCGATCTACTACCAGACCGGCGGCCGTCGCCGTTACATCCAGGAAGTGCCCGCACGCGATCGCATCGAGAACTACGAGTCCTCCAACGATGCCTACGTGGTCGAAGACTACGGCCTGGGCTGCGTGGTCGAGCACATCGAGATCGAGGCCTAAACCGTGGTCGACAGTCCCGCCAAGCGTCACCACAGCCGCGTGCTGGCCGAGCTGGAAGCCGCCCAGCGCGCCCCGCACCAACTGATGGCCGGCGCCACGGCCTACGAGCAGCACATGGCGCAGCTGCAGAGCGATCGCCTGCGGTTGAAGCAGATCCAATCCACCCAGGGCAAGGCGGCGCTCAAGGCGCAGCTGCTGCCGACCTACGTGCCATATCTGGCTGGCGTGTTGGCCGGCGGCCAGGGCGCGCAGGATGAGATCGTCACCACGTGCATGGTCTGGCGCATTGATGCCGGCGACTATGCCGGCGCGCTGGAGCTGGGCGCCTATGTGCTCAAGCACCAGCTGCAGATGCCCGATCGCTTCTCGCGCACGCTGGGCTGTGTGCTGGCCGAGGAAGTGGCCGAGGCGGCGTTGTCGGCGCAAAAGACCGGCCAGCCCTTCGATGCGGCCGTGTTGGCCGACACCGCCGTGCTGACCGCCGAGCAGGACATGCCCGACGAGGTACGCGCCAAGCTGCACCTGGCACTCGCCCGCGCATCGCTGGCGGGCATCACCGACGAGACGCCTGCCGACCAGGTGCAGCCCATCGCCGCCGCCGCTGTCGCCGACCTGCAGCGCGCCATCGCCCTGCACGGCAGCTGCGGCGGCAAGAAGGATCTGGAGCGCGCCGAGCGCCTCTTGAAGAAGTTCAGCGCCGAGCCTGCGGGCACCAGCGCCTAACCGAGCGTCCCCGCAACCCTCGCCGGCTCGGGGCTGATCCACAGCACTCCATCGCTGCGGTGACGCCCCGACCACCGGCGATCTCTTCCGAGCCACCCATGAGCGGATTCACTGCCACCGGTACGACCAGCGCCGCGCCTGATGCGATCGCCAATGCGCCGTTCTGGCCCGCGATCGCACCGGCGACTGTGCGCGCGAGCATGCGCCTGGATGGCACCGTCACCGATGCGCGTCTGCGCCACGCCATTGTTGCCGCCATGCTGGCGGTCAACGATGAGCTGGGTGCCTGGGCGCAGACGCAGCAGGCCGCCGGCTGGGCCGCATTGGCCGATGTGCCCAGCACCACCGTTGATGGCCTCTCGCGCCGCGTACAGCTGTATCTGCGCGCCGTTGCGTGTGCCACCGCCGTCGAGGTGGCAGAGCGCTACCGCAGCTTCGATGCGACCGACAGCGCGAACCAGCGCGCCGACGACCTGTCGCCGAGCATCACCGAGCTACGCCGCGACCAGCGCTGGGCCGTGCGCGATCTGCAGAACCTGCCGCGCAGCACGGTGGAGCTCATCTGATGCGCGTGCACGCCATGCAAGGCGACACCGTCGACCTGCTGTGCTGGCGCCACCTGGGCAGCACGGCCGGCCTGGTCGAGCGCACCTATCTCCTGAATCCCGGCTTGGCCGAACTGGGCGCCGTGCTCCCGCATGGCACGCCAGTGGAGTTGCCCGAGGTAACCACCACCACAGCGGCGATGACGCCGCTTGTGCAGCTATGGGCCTGATCTGATGACCGAACCCACCTCCGTATCGAGCGGCTTTTTGATCGCCACCGGTGTGGGCCTTGCCTCCGTGCTGCCTGGCATCGACGGCGATGCGCTCATCGGCGCCTTCGCCGGCGGCGCGTTGTTCGTGGTGTCCGCCGCCAAGCAACCGCTGCTGGCGCGGCTGATCTATTTCCCGGTGAGCGTGATCGCCGGCTACCAGCTGGCGCCGGAGATCCTGCGCTGGTTGCCGATCAAGTCCAGCGGCGTGGCCGCCTTTGCGAGTGCGGCGTGCGCCATCACGGTGACCCTGGGCCTGATCGAAAAGAGCAAATCGTTCGACTTTTCCTTCCTACGTCGTGGAGGTCCGCCCAGTGCATAGCCTGGTCACCGTCCTGACGTTGATGGCCTCGCTCGCCATCTGCGTCCGCTTGCTTACCTACCACCGCCCGGTCGATGCCCGCCATCGACGCGGCGCGGGCTGGTGCGCGTGGTTGCTGATCGCCAGCACCGGCGGTCAGGCGCTGCACATCCTGCTGGCCGGCGCAGGCTCGCAAGTCAGTCCTTGGCACCTGGGCACGTTGATCGTGCTGGCGGTGCTCACCTACCGCGCCCAGGGCAATGTGGCGCGCATCCTGAAGGTCGATTGATGTTCACCGATACCCAGCTCGCCTCGATCATGCAGTGCTCGGCGCAGCGCGCACAGCGCTGGCACAGCCCACTGCTTGCCGCAGCCAACCGCTTCGGTATCACCACCAAGCGTCGCGCCGCGCATTGGCTTGGCCAGGTCGGCCACGAAAGCCTGAGCCTGACGCGTATGGAAGAAGGGCTGACCTACACCACCAGCGCCCGACTGCTGGAGGTCTATGGCGCGCGCATCACACCGGCCCAGGCACCCAAGTTCCTGCGCAATCCTGTCGGCCTGGCCAATTTCGTCTACGCCAACCGCCTGGGCAATGGCAACGAAGCCAGCGGCGATGGCTATCGCCACCGGGGCCGTGGCCCGATGCAGCACACCTTCCGTGGCAACTACCGCCGCATCGGTGTACTGATCGGCCTGCCGGTGGAAGAGCAGCCGGATCTGCTGCTGCAGATCGAGCCGAGCGCCCTGGGCGCGGCGGCGTACTGGCAGGACAACGACCTCAACGTGCTGGCCGATGCGGGCGATGTGCTTGGCCTGGGCCGCAAGATCAACCTGGGCAACGTACGCGCCAAGCGCTTGCCGGAAGGCCACAGCGATCGCGTCACGCGCACGCAGCGCGCCCTGCAGATCCTGGGCGTCAGCTGATGATCACTCGCCTGATCGTCCTGCTGGCGCTGATTGCGCTGCTCGTCGGTGGCTGCGTGTGGCAGGAGCAGCGCGTCAGCGCCGCGCAGAATGACCGCGATGCCGCGCTGCAAGCCAAGCGCCAGGCCGAGGCGGAACGCGACAGCGCCAAAGGCTCCACCACCGTCGTGACGCAGTACGTCGACCGCGTGCAGATCGTGCGCGAGGCCGGTGCCACCATCACCCGCGAGATCCCGATCTATGTCACCCAGAAAGCAGACGCTGCTTGCGCTATCCCTGCTGGCTTTGTGCGGCTGCACGACGCCGCCGCCACGGGCAACCCTGCCGGGCCGCCCGCCGGAGATCCTGATGCGCCGACCGCCGGCATTACGCTCTCTGTCATCGCCGGTACCGTCGCCGACAACTACACCAGCTGCCACGCCACCGCCGCGCAGCTGAGCGCGCTGCAGGACTGGATCGACCTGCACGCACCAGAGCTGGCGCCATGATCAAACCCGCCAGCCTGCGCGCGCATCTGGTCGCCGCCTTGCCGGATCTGGCGCGCGATGCCGACCGGCTGCTGGTGTTTATCGACGCCGGCAGCCTGGTCAGCACGTTCCAGCCGGGGCTGTCGTTCGAATACCAGTACACGCTCAACCTGATCTTGACCGACTACGCCGGCCACCCGGACAGGGTGATGCTGCCGCTGCTGCAATGGGTGCAGGTTAATCAATCCGAGTTGCTGTCCAACCCGGCGCGCCGTGGCGAGATTGCCTTCGAGGCCGACATCCTTGCCAACGATGCCGTTGATCTGTCGATCAAGTTGCCGCTGACGGAACGCGTCGTTGTGACCGTGACGGATGGGGGCGGCTACGACATGGCGCATGCTCCCGAGCCGGTGATCGATCCCACATGGATGAGTTGACCGCGCTGGAGAACTGGGCCGGGCCGTTGCTGGCTCGCCTGCAGCCCGGTGAACGCCGAACGCTGGCCCGGAAGATCGGAACGGAGCTGAGGCGCTCGCAGAGCCAACGCATCGGCAAGCAGCAAGCGCCAGATGGCACACCGTACGCACCACGCAAGCAGCAGCTGCGGCAGAAAACCGGACGCGTCAAACGCGCGAAGATGTTTGCCAAGCTGCGCCAGGCCAAATACTTCAAGGTGAGCGCCAACCCCAACTCTCTGAGCGTTGGATTCGTGGGGCGCGTGTCGCGCATTGCCCGGGTGCATCAAGAAGGGCTGGCTGAGCGAGTGCGGCCCGGCGGCCCCAGGACCCGTTATGAAAAACGCGTGCTGCTAGGCCTTTCCGCTGAGGACCGACACATCGTACGCAATCAACTCCTGAATCACTTCGGTGAGTGAAGCAGCCAAGTCAGAAGCGTGAAAGTCCGTGCGAGATACGCGAGCAAAGATGACCATGCTCACACTAGAGGCGTCGGTTTTTTGACGCAGGAATGGAATGCGGGTAGTTTGCCCTTGGGGAGGCAACGGAATGCTGCAGCGACCCGGGGCTTTCCCATCCCTCGAAATCATGGAGTGATTTATGAAGCGTTTCTTTCAAGGCAAGTCAGTAAGGCTGCTCCCCGAACTCCGCTACGCGTGTGCAGCTGTAGCGATATCAGCAGCACTGACAATTGGCTCGCCGGTGCTCGCAAGCCCTGCTACCCCTAGCATGGCAAGCCTGACTACTCAACAAAAGGCAGACCTCAGTAAGATGCTGACGGCTGAACTTCAGCAAGTGGTCAACAAGCAAAAGAGGCTTCCAGGGCAGAAAGTGCAGCCGATTGCTGTGCGACTTGATAGTCAGACCTCAACTGTGATGATTGAGATGGGCCGCGACTTCATCCCGAAGGGCGACAAGTACATCTCAGGAGATGTGGAAGAACAGCTCCATCAACTCGAAGTAGTGGCGTTCCAGATAGTGGGCGATTCCTTCGTCGTCGAAGGCACCACCTTTACCTTCGGCGGCGTACCTGGGGACAAATTGTTCGCACCCACGGAATGGAAGCCCAAACACCTGAGAAATAAAACAAGCGTAAACCCTTCTGCTGCTGCGGATAGCCCAGTGGTTGTCTCTGCTGGACATGGGCGAACCAAGGTAACCGGCGGATGGGGATGGCAGCGACCTGCAATGAACGGCTGGCATGAGGATGTCGACAATCCAACGCTAGCAACGAAGCTTGCGGAATTCCTTCGCACACGAGGCGCGGAAACGGTCGTATTCCCCCGATCCACATCCTCAACCATAGAAGGGCAAACCAAGCTCCCATGGTGGCAGCTTGCTGCCAAATACCATTTGGCACGGATTTTACCGACAGAGACAGATATCTGGAACAGCACTTCTGTCACCTCGGAGAAGGACAAGGATATTCTATCTCGTCCAAAATATGCACGCCACCTCAATGCAAAAGCGATCATAAGCTTGCACACTGATGCGACAGACGACACAACGGTAAGGGGAACCAGAGTCATTTATCAAACGGGCAGAGCAGCAAGCCAAGCTTTGGCGACAGCGATATCCTGTTCGATGAAAGAAATCATCAACGCCACTCCTGGTTATGAAACCTGGCGAGTCAACAATGCAACGGCGGGAAACTATGGGGAGAATAGAGAGGCTGTTGAGGTTCCGGCGACTCTTATTGAGGTCGGATTTCACTCAAATGTAGAAGATGCAGCAGCGTTCGTTGATCCTGCATTTCAGGACGCTGCAATGAAAGGCATAGAAAAGGGCTACAGAGTAAACAGCAAAGGAAAGACCTGCACCCCACAGGAGATTTCTGTTGCTAACGCCTCGGCCGTTGTCAATGGCCCCAAGATTCAGATCGTAACTAGTTTCGTTGGGAACCCCCAATTCCCTCTTTCCTTCGAGCGTAAATTTATCAATTGCCCAACCGGCTGGACGTGCCCTCCTCGCACGGCCACTTATGCAACAGAGCAAGCCTCTCCGTTGAAAGATGAGTGGTATTGCACTGGATCAAGCAGCACGAAGACAACGGCGTTTGAGATGCTTACAACGATCGTTGATGCAGATGGGGTAAAGACAGAGGGCAAGAGCACCTTCACCTGCAAGGCTTCTGCATAGACCTGACAGGTCTGTAGCGCGTTTTTTTACATATAGCAGAGCTATGTCATGCCGCTCCAAGTGCGAACAATAGATTGTTCGCACTTGGAGTTTGCATGGCATCGTTTACTGCTGTCGACCTGTCCAAGCTACAGGCGCCAAATCTCATCGAAGTGCTGGACTTCGAGAAGATCTTCACCGAGGCACTTGCTCAGTTTCGCCGCCTGATGCCGGAATTTTCCGCGCTCACCGAAGCGGATCCGGTCTACAAGCTCCTGCAGCTGTTCGCCGCCCGTGAGTTGCTGCTCCGTCAACGTGCCAACGACAAAGCCCAGCAGACTATGCTGGCTTTCGCCACCGGCACCAACCTCGATCATCTAGGCGCGTTGTTTGGTGTCGCACGCTTGGTACTCGATCCGGGTCAACCGGAAACCGGCATCGCACCGACCTACGAGTCTGACGTGGACTTCCGGCGCCGCATCCAGCTGGCGCCGGAGGGCTTCAGCGTTGCCGGCCCAGAAGGTGCCTACATCTATCACGCGCTCAGCGCGTCCGCCGATGTCATGGACGCCAGCGCGACCAGCCCCGCGCCGGGGCAAGTGCTGGTCACCGTGCAGTCGCGCACCGGCGATGGCACCGCACCGCAAGACCTGCTGGATGAGGTGGCCGCCGTCCTTAACGATGCCGATGTGCGCCCCTTGACCGACGAGGTCGCTGTTCAGAGCGTGCAGATCGCCCCGTACGCCATCCGCGGGCGCGTCTATACGTACGCTGGCCCCGACTCGGCGGTGGTCATGCGCGAAGCCCTGCGCAGCCTGCAGGCCTATCTCGCCGAGGCGCACCGCATCGGCCGCGACGTACCGGAATCCGCGATCAAGGCCAAGCTGTTCGCCGATGGCGTGCAGCGCGTTGAGCTGGAATCGCCTGCAGTCGACATCAGGATCAGTCGCACGCAGGCGGCCTACTGCTCCGCGATCGACATCGTGCACGCCGGCATCGATGAGTAACTCCCCGCTGCCGCCCAATGCCACGCCGATGGAGCGCGCCCTGGCCGCCGTCACTGATCGCCTGGAAGCGATCCCACTGCCGTACCCGGATCTGTGGAATCCAGACACATGCCCCGCCGGCCACCTGCCGTGGCTGGCTTGGACACTGTCGGTGGACGACTGGAAGGCCGATTGGAGCGATGCGGTCAAGCGCTCGCGCCTGCGTAGCGCCATGGCGATCCAGCGGCGCAAGGGCACGGCCAATAGCGTGCGCATGGTCGTCGAGTCGTTCGGCGGCGCGGTGGCCATCCGCGAGTGGTGGCAGACCGAGCCGCGCGGCCGGCCGCATACCTTCGAGCTCACGCTCACGCTGACCGGCACCGATGGCCAGACCGCCACCTCTCGCTTCGTCAATGAAGTCATTGCCGAAGTCGAGCGCACCAAGCCTGTCCGTTCCCATTTCACTTTCACCCAGGGATTCCAAGCAGAAGCCCGCATCGGCGTGCTCGCCGTTGCGCGGCCAGCCGTGCATCGACGGTTGCTGATGGACGCCCAGTAACTGGACCCCGACATGCCCGGCCTCAAGCTCCAAGTCACCACCGCTGGCCGTGCCGCGCTGGTCAATGCTCCCAACACCGGCACCAATTCGGTGTTGATCAGCCATGTTGGCATCTCGAACGCGCCGTTTAGCGCCTCGGCCGCGTTGACCGCGCTACCAGGCGAAATCAAGCGTGTAGCAGCGGTTGGCGGGACCATTACCGCCGACGACACTATCCACGTATCCATCCGCGATGAGTCCGATGCCGTCTACGACTGCTACGGGTTCGGCCTGTACCTGTCCAACGGCACACTGTTCGCCGTCTATAGCCAGCCGACGCTTCTACTGGGTAAGGCGGCCGCAGCCATGATGCTACTCGCTCTCGATGCGGTGTTTGCTGACATCGACGTACAGCAAATCACATTCGGCGGCACCAACTTCACCGATCCGGCCGCCACGACTGAGGTCGCCGGGATCGTTGAGCTAGCGACAGAAGAAGAAGCCACTGAGGGTACCGACAAAATCCGTGTCATCACCGCATGGCTGTTGAAGAAGATCTTGGACACTAGGCTGGGTGCCGGTGCGCCATCCGTGTTTGTTCGAGGGCTATTGGGCGTGACAAGCGCTGCGCTGCTGCGCACCGCACTCGAACTGAAGGGCGCGGCCCTCAAGGACGAAGGTGCCGGCAACAATTTGGACGCCGACAAGCTCGACGGGCAGCACGGCGCTTACTACCGCGCGTGGGAGAATTTGACCGGCATTCCTGCCACCGCAAGTGCGTGGCCGTCCTGGGATCAAGTCGGCAACAAGCCGCAGACTTTCACGCCTACCGACCACTCACACGCCAACTACGTGGTCAAAACCGGCGATGTCATGACCGGGCAGCTCACGGTGGCGCGTCTGGGGATCAATGTCAGCGGCGGCGCGCAAGGTGCGTTTGATGCCCTCGTTTCCGCCTCCGGCCGCGTGCTCATGCGTGACTACGGCAACGGCACGCCAGTGTTGGATTTCGTCAACGCAGCTAACAACTCTTGGGTCGCCGGTCGCATCCGAACCGGCGGCAACGCGCTCTACCTCGAAACTACGCAGGTCGCCGTTTCGGGAGCCGGCTCGTTTGCTGGATCCCTGCACGCAGATAGTCTTGGCTCTGCATCAGGTTATTTCATCAGCAAGAGCAACGTGACTGTCCTCGGGGCCGATGGCGGCGCGAGCATCTATCTCCGTCCCAATGGCGCCTTCAACTCCACCGCAGAAGCAGTCCTGAACACGGCAGGCACCCTATCACTGCGCTCGACCGTGAGCCAACCAGGCTACGGCGTCAACAGCTTTGCCTAAGCTCTGGAAGCTTCGGCGGTGGTTTTGGGCTGATCGATGGTGGTTACAACATCGGCTTGTGGAGCGAGAACGGTCATCTCCGTATCGGCATGGCGACCAACAACGGGGCGTTGCCGTGCAGCTGCGCTTTGCCGGCGCCTACCAGCGCGATGACACCGCCGATGTGGATGCGGTGGAAGTGGTCGTGCGCGGCCGCCACAGCGAGATTGATCCGGGCACTGGCAAGTCCGGTGATGACACCGAGTTTTCCATCAAGACCTCGGCCAGCTACTACAAGCTGACCATCAACGGCGCCACCGTCATCGAGATCGGATGCGATGGCCGATATCGCGGCCATCTTCCACTGGCCGCCGTCTGAAATGGACGGCTGGTCGCTGCACGAACTCACGGCGTGGCGCGAGCGTGCCCGCCTGCGAAGCGGAGCCGAATGATGCCCCACCCAACGAACGAGGCCGCCTAAATGGCGGCCTCCGACAATCTGCGCCTGCAGGTCATCTTGGCCGCCGTCGATCGTGCCACCGGCCCGTTCAAACGCGTGCTCAGTGGCAGCCGTGGCGTTGCCACCGCACTGCGCAACCAGCGCGATGCGCTGCGTCAGCTCAACAGCCAGCACCGCGACATCGGCGCCTACCGCGAACAGGTGGCGATGGCACAGCGTGCCAAGGTCGCGCTCGATGCGCAGCGACAATCGGTACACACGCTCGCCCAACAGATCAAGGCCACCGGCACGCCCACCGCTGCCATGAATGCCGAGTTCGAGCGCGCCGTGCGCACCGCACGCGAACTCAAGACCGCGCACGGTGCCCAGGAGGCCGGCCTGCAGCGCCTGCGTGGTCGGCTGGAGACGGCCGGGATCAGTACGCGCGAGCTGGTCATGCATGAGCGCCGCCTGCGCGGCGAGATCGAGAGCACCAACACTGCAATGCGCGCCCAGCAGCAGCGCCTGGTGGCGATCGACGCTGCACAGCGTCGTAGCGCCCGGATCCAAAGCGCCGGCCTGCAGGCCAGCGCGTACGGCGCCGGCATGGCGTTTGCCGGCAAGCGCGCACTGGGCGCCGCGGTGCTGCCGATCAGCGACGCCATGGAGTTTGAGTCGGCCATGGCCGATGTGCGCAAGGTCGTGGACTTCAAAACGCCACAGCAGTTCGCGCAGATGGGACGCGATGTCGAGAACCTCTCGATGCGCCTGCCGATGCTGCCGGCCGATATCGCCAAGATCGTCGCCGCTGCCGGCCAGGCCGCTATCCCGCGTCAGGAGCTGGTGCGCTTCGCCGAGGACGCGGCCAAGATGGGCGTGGCCTTCGACAGCAGCGCCGAGGAAGCCGGCCAGACCATGGCCACCTGGCGCACCGCTTTCCGGATGGGCCAGGACGAGGTCGTCGTGTTGGCCGACAAGATCAACTATCTCGGCAACACCGGACCGGCCAGCGTCAACAAGATCAGCGCCGTGGTGAACCGCATTGGTGCCCTGGGCGAAGTCGCCGGCCTGCAGAGCGGGCCACTGGCAGCGCTGGGTGCCACTGTCGCCGGCATGGGCATCGAGTCGGAAGTCTCGGCCACCGGCATCAAGAACATGCTGCTCACTCTGGCCTCGGGCGAGTCGGCCACCAAGAGTCAGCGCGAGGCCTTCGACAAGCTGGGCATCAAGGCCACGACCATGGCCCAGGTCATGCAGAAGGACGCAGGCGGGGCGATCATGTCGGTGCTGCAGAAGCTGCGCGCACTGCCCAAGGCCGAGCAGGCCGCGACCATGACGCAGCTGTTCGGCCGTGAGTCGATCGGTGCGATCGCGCCCCTGCTGACCAATCTGGAGCTGCTGCAGGGCAACTTCGCCAAGGTCGCCGATGCGCAGCGCTACGGCGGCTCGATGTCGGCCGAGTACGCATCGCGGGTGGCCACCTCGGCCAACTCGCTGCAGCTACTGAAAAACACCGCCGTGGTGGTGTCCCAGTCGATCGGCCAGGTGCTGCTACCGCAGTTCAAGGAACTAACCGAGCGCACGGCTGCGGTGGTCGGCCAGGTCACGACGTGGATCCGCGCCAATCCGGTGCTGGTGGGTGCGATCGCCAAGACGGCGATCGCCGGCGCCGCGCTGGTCACGATCCTCGGCGGCCTGCTGGTCGCCGGCGGCGTGGCCGCGATGGCGTTCTCGCAGATCCACGGCGCCGTTGCGCTGCTGTCGGGCGGTGGCGGCTTTGGTGCGCTGCTGCGGCAGGGGCTGGCGTTCGGCGGCCGCGTGCTGCCCATGCTCGCCAATGGCGCGCGCCTGCTGCTGCCGCTGCTCGGCGGCGTCAGCCTGCCGGTGCTGGCGATCGGTGCGGCCGTCGCTGCGGTGGCGCTGCTGGCGTGGAAGTACTGGGGGCCGATCAAGGCCTTCGCTATTGGCGTCTGGCAAGGCATCGTCGATGTTGCCGCGCCGGTCCTCGCCGAGCTGAAGACCGCGCTCGCGCCACTGGCGCCGGTGTGGGACACCGTGGCCGCTGCGATGGGCCAAGCCTGGGCGTGGGTCAAGCAGCTGCTGACACCGTTCGAGGCCACCACCGCGCAGTTGCGCGGAGCAACGCAGGCAGGTCGTGGTTTCGGGCAGATTCTGGGCGCGGTACTGGTCACCCAGCTGCAGCTGGCGGTCAAAGCGATCAGCTGGCTGGTGCAGGCGTTTATGTATGTGCTGCCAGTGATCAAGCAGATCCTCGGCGGCGTCTGGCAAACGGTCCAGGGCACGTGGTCGCTGATCGTGGGCGTGTTCACCGGCAACGGCGATCGCATCCGCCAGGGGCTGCTGCAGCTGTGGGCCGGCATCAACCTGCAGCTGGCCAACTGGCCGGCCAGGATGCTGCAGGCCGGCGCGGACATGATCAGCGGCCTGGTTCAGGGCATCCGCTCCAAGCTCGGTGCGGCCGGCGATGCGATCGCCAGCGTCGGCAGCGGTGTGGTCGATCGCTTCAAGGGCCTGCTGGGCATTCACAGCCCCTCGCGCGTGTTCGCCCAGCTGGGCGACTTCACCATGCAGGGCCTCACCGTGGGCCTGCAGCGCGGCCAGGGCGCGCCTGTGCAGGCGGTGGCGGCGCTCGGCAACCGGATGCGTGCCGTTGGCGCCGGCCTGGCCCTGGCAACGGCCACAGCGCCCGTCGCGGCGATCGATAGCCGGGCGCCGCTGTCGGCCCCTGTCCGCGCCGCCAGCGCGCCTGCAGGCGGCAACAGCTACGTCATCCACGTCCATGCCGCACCGGGCATGGATGCGGCCGCACTGGCGCGCGAAGTCGCCCGCCAACTTGAAGAGCGCGACCGGCGCACAGCGGCAGCCCGCCGCTCCAGCCTGCGCGACGACTGAGGATCTGTCCCGATGATGATGTCCTACGGCACGTTTGTGTTTTCCCTCGACAGCGCCGCCTTCTTGCAGTTGCAGCGCCAGATGAGTTGGCGCCATGCCAGCAGCGAGCGCGTCGGCGCGCGTGCGGCCAGCCAATTCCTGGGCCCAGGCGATGACACCATCGACCTCTCTGGCCTGATCGCTCCCGAGCTCACCGGCACACGCGCCTCGCTGGACACGCTGCGCGAACTTGCCGCTGATGGTGAGCCGCTACCGTTGGTGGATGGCGCAGGCGTGGTCTACGGGCCGTACCTGCTGCTGTCGATCAACGAGACCGCCTCGCTGTTCTTCGAGGACGGTACGCTGCGACGGATCGAGTTCCAACTGAGCCTGCGGCGTGCAGACGAATTCGCCCCGGAGGCAGCTTCCGCATGAGCTACCCGACTCCGCAGTGGCGCGTGGTGCTCGATGGCATCGATCTCACCGAGCGCATCGCGCCGCGCCTGCGCGATCTCACCCTCACCGAATGCCGAGGTGGCGAAGCCGATCTACTAGACCTGAGTATCCACGACCACGACAGCAAGATGGCGCTGCCCAAACGCGGGGTGCGCCTGGCCGTTGCGCTGGGCTGGAAAGCCACGGGCCTGGTCGACAAAGGCACCTTCATAGTGGACGAGGTGGAGTACAGCGGTGCGCCGGACATCATCACCGTGCGCGCGCGCAGTGCGGATCTGACTGCCGACATGCGCAGGCGACGCGAACGCAGCTGGCACAACACCACGCTGGGCGCAGTGCTCAGCACGCTGGCCGGCGAACATGGCCTGACGCCACGCGTGGCTGAAGCATTGGCGAAGGTCAAGCTGCCGCACCTAGACCAAGCCAACGAGAGCGATATGAATCTGCTCACGCGGCTGGGGCAACGTTTCAATGCGGTAGCGACGGTCAAAGCCGGCTCGCTCCTGGTTACACCGATAGGTGCAGGCACCACCGCGAGCGGCAAACCGCTGCCCAGCATCACTCTTACGCGTCGCGACGGCGACCAACACCGCTACTCCGTGGCCGACCGCGATGCCTACACCGGCGTGCGCGCGTACTGGGTAGACAAAGGCAAAGCGCGGCGGCAGTCGGTGCTGGTGGGCACGGACGACAACGCTAAGCGCCTGCAGGAGTCGTATGCCGATGAGGCGACCGCACGCCAGCATACACACGCAGAGCTCGAGCGGGCAAAGCGTGGGATAGCAAAGTTCGATTACACGCTGGCGATCGGCCGGGCGGATCTCTTCCCAGAGCACATCGTCACGGTGAGCGGCTTCAAGCCGGAGATTGATGGGCAACGCTGGTTGATTGCAAAGACCACTCACGCGATCGACGGTACAAGTGGATTCACAACTCGTATAGAGCTGGATAGCCTGGTGAGATAGGGCACAGCAGCGAGAAAAAAAGGACCGGTAAAACCGATGCAGAATTGAGCTGCATCGGCCTAGGATACCTAATTATTTACTACCGGCTTTACGAGACTTTGTGAAAAGGATTCCGGCACCAAAATCAATAACTGCTTCATTAGCGCGCATAAAGTCGCAACCAAGGTAGCCGCTCAACTGGTCAGACGCGTTCGCCGGCCTCTCTTCGCCATCATAGGCATACGTATCATATATTTTCGCCCTCGTCGCAACCAAGGCTTGACCATCGAGACTGATTGAATAATCACTCTGGTTTTCGCGGACAGCCCCTTGCGTTCCGGTTGGGCCACCATAGGTGTCAACGACTGGACCAGCTGTCACCGATGCCTTGCCGGCAAAGGCATCATCAAAAATGACCCCAGCAACCGTTGAAACATCAAAGGTAGACTTGGTGCCATTGATGACTGGCTGAACGTAAAAACGATTTCGATTAGTGCTCCACGACAACTTGTGAGCAACGTACCCTTCCTTTTTGAGCCGTTGATGTTCGGCTTCAACATCCTTATCCCCGTCGGGTATTGCAAGCCGATTACGACTGAAATCCACCATCACCCTTGAGTTCTTCAGCCATTTTATACCAATCATCCCATCGACTGGCGGATCCTGCGGAATTTCAAAAACACTGATGCCCATATTACTATCGACACGACCGCCAACTTCGAAGGTATTCGCGACTGCCTTAGCGCTTCCCAGGCTACTTACCTTCCCGGGCTCCTCGATCCCGTAAGCGCCCGTTTGAACGAGATCAGTGATGCCTGCCTTATTCGCGTTAGCATGGGTCGTCATTGCTGAGAAACTAGCATTGCCATGAACCATGAATAAAAAATTTGTGCCATTTATTTTGACCGGGACGTATGGCCGCGTGCCGGAGGTCTGGCGATAGGTAAACGCGGCGTAGTGGGTTTCCGCATAACAGCTGGCCGCGCTCGCTGAAAGTGCTAGAAAAGCAATTAGCGACAGATTACATCTCAGGCTTAAAGTTCGATGGCCGAACAATTTTCCACCTTCCATCTTTCTATTCATTTGATGTTCCTGTTATTAAGGTATGGAAGAAACTCTAGGCTGTACGAGCAGTCATTGTAAGCAAGCCCGACCGTTAGACTATGTGCAAGAAGTCATGACTTCTATCCTTAAAAAGGATCTATCGAAACAAAACATAAGATAAACAACTGCGCTTCCCAACAGGTAAGTAGTGCAATGCCACCCCCACGGGCCCAGACTGATCAAGAGCGTGCGGAAAATTCCTACAGACAAAGCAGATGCCTCTTATACGAAACCAGGTTTCAGGCATCTAATCTACTGGTGGATGTCAGGCTATCTCGCGCCGCTAAGGAGAGTGGCGAATGGATCGCAGGGAGCTAAGCGCCGACACCTTAGGAGAGCCGCCGGCAACACCGGCGGCTTTTTTTGTGCAGGAAGGCCAGCAGCATTTATTCCCTAAACGTTAGTTGCCTGCTGCCGATAACGCTCTCTTTTGCGAGGACCAGTTGTCCTATCTGGACATTGATCACGACCTCCTTTTTTTCCTGCTTCCCATGTTGATTTGACGGAACCGCCACATGCCCCCGAAGAGTCAGATGCAGCAGTTCACGCCTCGCAGCCCGGAACAGGCGCGACAGTGGCTTGAAGCAAATGGCATCACGGTCTCGGCATTCGCTAGGCAGAACGGCGTGGATCGGTCGGTCGTGCATGACCTGCTCCGTGGCCGTTCTCAAGGCAAATACGGCGAGTCCCACAAGGCGGCAATCGCCCTGGGCCTCAAGGCACCACCCAATAGTGCCACAGAAATCCCAACCGCCAAGAGCTCAAGGGGGTGAGCATGTTCGGTCGGAAAAAGATCGTTTTTCGCTGCGAGGCATGCAGTGCAAGGCTCATCAAACGCACCAGCGTGCTTGCACATAAGTTCTTGCGGCACGACTCGTATGTCTGTGAAAACCCGATGTGTGGCGCGACCTACACAGGCCATTCGGAGTTGACGGGTATTGCCAGCCCCAGCGGCGTACCCACCGCACACAGCGAACTCCCACCAACACCAGCCTATCAGCGCGCCCAAACGTTGCAGGCCTACCGCGAGTCGCTAGGCGATCGCCAGTTGGACTTGCTCCCCATGGGCGGCGAGCCGTTCTTCCCTCACCTCTGAGGTAACCCGAATGCGAAAGACCATTGATTGGGCGGCACTGCCGCCCATGGCGAAGCTTTGCCTGGAAGTTGCGCGCGTCCACGACGGATTGGTGAAGACCGAGCACGGCTACATCGGTCGCACGGCCGCGCCTGAGACAGATCAACGCTTCGGCGCGGTTGTGGTCGCCGCGCTCATGCGCGATGGACTTGCCACCGCTGACGCCTTCGATGAGCGCCTGGTCGTGCTGACCGATGCCGCCACCGCTTTGTTGGATTTCCAACACACAAACACCGAGGTCGGCTCGTGAGGCATGCCAACAGCTGGTTCACCGCACAGGAGCCGCGATTCGTTGATGCGGCCAGCAATGTGCCGCAGCGCATCGCGCCGCACGCCAAGCACGAAGAGGCACGCCTGCTCGCTGCCGCAGTTGATGCGCACCGCCGTGCCGGCGGCGCTTATGTCGTGATCGACAACGCCCCCTCTCCGCACGCGCCTCGGCGCTGGCTCGGCGTCTAAGGAAGTTCGATGCAAGAGGATCTGCGGCAACAGGTGCTGTCCCGACTAGAGCGGGATTACGGACTCAAACACCGGAGCGGTACCGAGTACATGCGCGGCGGCAAATGCCCGTCATGCAGCAAGAAGGAGCTGTACACCAACCATCTAAAACCTTGGGTAGTGAAGTGCGGCCGCCAATCCAAGTGTGGGCGCGAGCTGCACGTCAAGGATCTGTACGACGACCTGTTCGACGATTGGTCCAAGCGCTCCAGCCAACGGCGGCTGCTCCCAATGCTGCGGCCGATGCCTACCTGCAGTTCTCCCGTGGCTTTGACCTGGCTCCGCTGAAAGGTCTCTACGCCCAGGACAGCCATTACGATCGCAAGATCAGCGCCGGCACCGCGACGGTACGTTTCCCGCTGGTCAAGGGCGGCTGGTGGGAACGCCTGATCGATCGGCCGCACCGCTTCGGCAAGCAGAAGGCGCGCTTTGCGCCAGGCCAGAGCTATGCGGGGGCTTGGTGGGCGGCGCCTGCCGCGCTGACAGCCATGCAGACGGCGCGCGAGGTGTGGATCGTTGAGGGCATCTTTGATGCGATCGCGCTCCTGCAGCACGGCATGTGCGCAGTGTCGGCCATGTCCTCCAACGCATTTCCGGAAGAATCGCTACGCGAGCTGGCAAAGGCACGCATGGCCCATCTCCCGACGCTCGTGTGGGCGCTGGACAACGAGCCGGGCGCCCGTGCGTACACGCACAAGCACATCAAGCGCGTAGCGGCGCTGGGCTTCGATTCGCGGGCCGCGCAGATCGTCCAGCGCGATGGCAAGAAGACCGACTGGAACGACCTGCATCTGCGCGCTATCGCGTCCGATGATCCCAAGCAGTGGGACAACGACGTCAGGGAAGCCCGCTACCAGGGCGACCTGCTTGTGGCCCGCTCGGCGGTGGACAAAGGCCTGCTCATGTTTGAGCACGACGGCCGCAACGACTTCTGGCTGGACTACCGCTCTCGCCTGTACTGGTTCGACTTCGATACGCAGCGCTTCGACAAGCTGCGCAAGGAGAAGCTGGGCGACATCGATGCCGACGACGGCGACGAGGTTACGGCCGATGATCTGAAGAAGATCAAGCGCGCCGCGTGCTCCGTGCAGAAGATTGCCAACTGCTACCCGGAAGCCCTGTATTTTCAGCGCCAAGAGGTCACCGACGAAAGCTGGTACTACTTCCGCGTCGATTTTCCGCACGACGGCCCCAGCGTAAAGGGCACCTTTACAGGTGGTCATGTCGCGAGCGCCTCCGAGTTCAAGAAGCGCCTGATCTCCCTGGCCGCCGGCGCCATGTTCACCGGTACCGGCCACCAGCTGGACCGCCTGATCGAAGAGCAGACCGAGGCAATCAAGACGGTGGACGCCATCGATTTCGTTGGCTACAGCAAGGAACACCGCGCCTACCTGCTCGGCGATATGGCCGTGCGCGACGGCGAGCTGGTGACGGCCAACGAAGAGGACTACTTCGAGTTCGACAAGCTGCGCTTGAAGACCACGCAGAAGTCCATCCGATTGGAGATCCAGCGCGACGCCGAGGCGTTCCGTGTGGACTGGCTGCCGTGGCTGTGGCAGTGCTTCGGCACGCACGGCATGGTCGCCATGACATTCTGGTTCGGCTCGTTGTTCGCCGAGCAGATCCGCGCAGGGCACAAGAGCTTTCCGTTCCTTGAAGCCACCGGTGAGGCCGGCGCCGGCAAGACCACGCTGCTGACGTTCCTGTGGAAGCTACTGGGCCGCTCCGATTACGAGGGCTTCGACCCGGCCAAGTCGTCCAAGGCCGGCCGTGCGCGCGCCATGGGCCAGGTGTCCGGCATGCCCGTCGTCCTGCTGGAAGCCGATCGTAGCGAGCCAGACAAAGCGCATTCCAAGACGTTCGAGTGGGATGAGCTGAAGGACTTCTTCGGTGGCGGCACGCTGGCAACGCGCGGTGTGCGCAATGGCGGCAACGAAACCTACGAGCCGCCGTTTCGCGGCACGATCGTGATTACCCAGAACGCCGCAGTGGACGCCAGCGAGGCGATCCTGACGCGTATCGTCAAGCTGCATTTCAAGCGGCCGCAGGTCACTACCGAAAGCCGTATCGCGGCCGACAATCTCAACGCGCTGCAGGTCGAAGATGTCAGCCACTTCCTTGTGCGCGCCATTCGCCAGGAACGCGCCATCCTCGATCTGTTCGCCGAACGGGTGAAGGTCTTCGAGGCCAAGCTGCGCGCGCAGCAAGATCTGCGCCTGGAACGTGTCATCAAGAACCACGCCCAGATGCTGGCGCTGTTCGACTGCCTGCGCCTGGTCATCGCTATCCCTGACGCCATTGTCGAGCAGACCCGGCTGGCGTTGTTGGACATGGCGCTGGAACGACAGAAGGCGATCAGCGCCGACCACGCGATGGTCAACGAGTTCTGGGAGGTCTACGAATACCTCGAAGCCACCGGCCATGGCAAAGCCGTGGTCAACCACAGCCGCGATGCGCAGCGCATTGCGATCAATCTCAATCACTTCGCGGCGCGGGCCGCGCAGTTCAGTCAATCCGTGCCCGATCTCAAGGTGCTGCGTGCGCTGCTTGGGGACTCGCGCCGGCACAAGTTCATCGGCGCGAACGTGGCCGTCAACAGCGCCGTTCTCAAGGACGATCTGACCGGCGTCGGTACAACCGTGAAGTGCTGGGTGTTCGCCAAATGAGCCAGCTCGCACATGTGGGAAATTTTGAGAGATTTTCGTTGACTTCCACCCGGCAGCGGAGCAACTATTACCGTGTCGCCGCAAAATCGGCGACCGGGATTGGCGTCCCGTATTTACACGGCGCAATAGCGCCCATCGATCGATGCCCGGCGCTTTTTTCTCGCCCGGCGTTCGCTCGGGCGCGAGCCTGCCAGTTCTATGGCGGGCGGTGCGTGGGGGCCGCAAGGCCCGCCGGTTCCGTGTATCCGGTACGCCAACCCGCACCGTCCGCCACCCCGATTGGCGTCGGGGCGGCGGATTCCTGTCAAAGCACGGAGTTCCGCATGTCCTACGACGCTCAAGAAGCGCCGGCCAATGCCGCGCGTCAGATCGCCCACTACTTCGGCCTGATCGCCGACACCCTCGACTGGAATCACACCGCCTGGCTCGCCCTGCAGGCGAAGCTGCAGACCACTGGCAAAGCGCCCGAGGCGCTGACCTTGGCCGACGTTGAGGCCGCCATTTCCGGCATCAATGTCGATCTGGCCGAGGTGCGCCAGTGAGCCGGCGCGACATGCATAAGACGCTGCGCGTGGCCCCCGGCGTGTACCTGCTTCTGCAAATCCGGAAGACCGACGTGCTGGCCGAACTGTACGCAGATGGCCTGCATGATCGCGCGCCGGTCATGTTCGCCTGCAGCGCAATTGAAGACGCATGCGAGTTGTTCCCCATCGACGACGGCAACGGCTTGGTCATCGGCTCGTTGCACGTGGTTATGCCGGAAGCCGAGGCCACCGCCCTGCAGGAATGGGTGATCGAGCGCATGCCCGCATTGGAGGTGACTTGATGGACGCCGCTCGCCCAAACGCACAGCTGACGGAAGACGCTGATTTCTCGATCAGCGAAGAAGAGCAATACCGCCTCTGGCGCGCGTACCACGCGGCCGCATTGCTTGCCGCGCTGACCAACGATATCGCGATCGAGACAGGCATCAATCACGACGGACCAGCAGCAGTGGCCGAATACATTCGCCACGAGCTGCTGGATGTCCTCAATGGCGCACAGCGCATGCGCGAGCCTGACCCCAGCAATCCGCCATCTGGCGTCGACCTGATCTAACCCGTTTCAGCGGGCCGGCGGGCGGTGCTCGAACACCGCCCCAAGGCCCTCCACCAACGCAACTTTGGAGAGTCGATATGCAACAGCACACTGGAACACGTCCAGCCACGGCAGCACGTCTGCTGGCTTCGGGCACCGGACCCGGCCCGGAGGCTACCACGCCGGCCGTCGTCGCCTACGATCGCAGCATGGGCGACTGCTCAGCGACCATCACCATGCACGTCACACATGGGGCGGTCGTGGTCACTGCCGTCCTGAACATGGGACCGCTTCGCCAGGTGCGTCAGTCCTGGGAGCGGCGTCGCGGCCCCGGTACCGGCTGGAAGCTCGTCGACGGCCCCGCCTGTGGACCACGGCGGAAGATCGCATCAGCACGGAGTTGGCCGAGTTCATGGACGGCCTAGATTTCCCTTTTGACCTGGCCAACATGTTGCCGCGCAGGCCGACAGCAGCTGCTGCAGCTGCGGTCGCGCAGGCTGCGCGGGAGGTTGCGCATGGTTGAGTTACTCGCGCTTGTGGTGGTCATGGCGCCGGCGGCCGGTGGCGCGCTGGTCTACAAGTTGTGGACGACGCGCCGTCCTCGCCTGACTCAGACCGGCCTGGCGGTCGGACAGGTGCCGCAGCGCCTGCGCCGCCGCACCCGCATGGCTGTGCGGCGGGAGGCTGCTCATGGCTGAGTCCGTCATCCTTTTTGGCCCACAGGGCAGCGCAAAGTCACTTAACGCCGAGGCGCTGTGTCAGGAGCTCGGACTGCAGAAGGTCATCGAGCTTGAGGATGTCTTGTTCACGTTCCGCGCTGATCATGTGGAGCCGTTCGGGCAGCTGATCCTGACCTGCAACGAGCAGCAGGCCCGCACCTGGTCGGTGCGCTGGGGCTTGCGCCTCATGCGTGTCGAGGAAGCACGTGCCCAGCTCGGCGACGCGTGGAGGACGCAGCCATGAACCTGCAGCGCACGATCGAGATTGCGCGCGCCGCAGCGCGTTTGGGAGAGCCTGGCCCCTTGTCCACCGGGGAGGCGCTCACAGCCGCTCTGGTGCTGAATCGCCACGACTGGCTGGCCGAAATGGGCTACACCATCGCCCAAGCGTTGGACCGGATCGACTCCGACACCGCGCCACATCTTCGGGACGCCGAGCGCGTGCTACGCCTGGAGGTACCGTGACGCAACGTCAGGTCGACCACGACAGTCCTCTGCCGCCGTGCACGAGCGGCCACCTGGCTCGTCACATGCTCGACGCCCGCCGCCCCGAGGCCGGCGGCGGGCATTTCATCGAGTGCGTGTGTGGGCGCACGCAGAAGCACCCCAACTTCGAGTTGGCCATGACCGAATGGCGGCGTGCGCATCGCATCCGCACCCCTCGTGAGCCCCGGCCGTGCGCCCATAACGTTGTGCAGCTCGGCCTGCGATTCACCGGCACGCGTCAGCGATGATCGATGGCGCAAATGTGGAAGGGTTCCGCAGGGCTTGCGAGGCGCGTCACTGGCTACGGCAGGGCTACACGGATGCAGCCAAGGTGCAAGAGCTACGGCTCCGCATCGCTACTCAGCGCGGCTACGCAGCTGCTGACTTGCTCGTCGAGGAAATGCGCGAGCAATGGAGGCACAGGCGGAAGTGGATCGAGGGGAAAGGCGCGTGAGCAGCCCGGTGATCACGTTCGAGGATCTGCGTCGCCTTTGCGCGCCAGTCGGTCCTGCTCCACGCGCATCCACGGTTGTGCGCTGGGCGCGAGAACAGGGAATTCTCTACAGGTACGACGGAAGGGGCGGCATCTGGACAACCCTGGACGCGCTCAACGCTGCAGTGGGGCTGGCCCCGAAAGCCGCTGAGCCACATAACAAGGAGCTGATCTGATGGGACGCGGCAGAAAGCGCAAGTTCAATCCGGATATCCCCAGGCATATCGACCAAGACGCCCTCCCGAAAGGCGTCTACTGGGCAGATGGGCGCTAGTACATCATCGAACCGCACCCCGAGGGCGGTCCCACGAGGAAACGCACCATTGCTTATGCGGATGCGAGGCTTTCCGACCTCCACGCAGCCAGAGAGACATCCCGTGGTGCCGGCCTGGTCGGCTCCCTGCAGTACCTGGCCAACGCGTTCAAGCTATCCACCGAGTACCGGGACCTTTCTCGCAGCACCCGCGATGACTACGATCGCCATGCCGAGGTGGCTTGTGGCTACGTGCTGAAAGACGGCAGCCTGTTCGGGCGCCTGCTGGTAGACCGTCTGTCCGTTCCCCTGGTGCAGCGCCTGGTCGAAGCGCTCGCGAAGGGGCGAGAAGCAAGCGCCGTCCAGCCGGCGCTGCTTGCCCGTCCGTCCACCGCCAACCACACGCTGCGGTATCTGCATCGCCTGTTTGCCTGGGGCATACGCATCGGCCATTGCAAGACCAACCCGGCCAGCGGCGTGCGTGGTGCGAAAGAGCGCGCGGATGCAAAGATGCCGGATCCGCAATCGTTCATGGCTGTGCTTGAGTTCGCCAAGTCACGCGCTGCGTTACCGCTGCACGCGAAGGGATCGGTCCCGCCTTACATGCCGGCGGTGATGGTACTGGCCTACAACGCACGTCTGCGCGGTGTTGAGGTAACCGACCTGACAGACGCGGACGCGCTACAGCAGGGAGTGCGCTGTACGCGCCGTAAGGGTTCTCGCGACAACATCACCTCGTGGAACGACGATCTGCGATGGGCATGGATCTGGCTGCGGGACTATCGTGCTCAGCGGATCCAGGCGCATAGACGACCGGTTCCGCTGCGACCGGAACAGCGCGGCCTGTTGGTCACCCAGACCGGCACGCGCCTGGCGCGATCAACACTGAAGACGGCTTGGCAGCGCTTGATCACGGCAGCGATCGAGGCCGGCGTGATCGCAGAAGAGTCTCGCTTCACGCTCCATGGCCTCAAGCATCGCGGCATCACTGACACGCGCGGTACGCGGGCGCACAAGCAAGACGCCGCAGGGCATGTCACCTCCCAGATGACGCACCGCTACGATCACGAGCTGCAGGTGATCGCGCCACCAGCGCTGCCTACGGATGACGCACTTGCAGGGACGTTGGCATTCGTTGACCTGGTCAAGCCGTCAGACACGTGA